CGGATAATGCGGCTTCGTACTCGGCGTTCTGAGCAGCGAGAGCCTGATACTGCTCCCGCTCATACTCCCGCTGAGCGGCGTCCAGCTCTGCCCACGGCTTCCACGGGGCAATCATCTCGCCAACGAAAACTGTGCCGTCGGCACGTGTCCACGTCTGCCCACTGGGGATAAAGCGGTATCCCTCGATGTAGGTATCGCATTTGCCATCGAAAGCGTCTGTATCAACTTGCATCCGTCCATCGGCGGCAGAAGTGTGGCACTTAAAATCAGAATCAATGTAAATCACTACTTCTCCCCCCAAACTTCGCTTATTGTAAGCGTTGTTTTAACATAGTCGCGAGTGGTTATCCACACTCCAACGCATCCGGCGTTCATGGATGATACGTCAACGGAGAACAACCCTGTTTTTGTTATGCTCAGCGAAACCGGGAAACTCGGAAGCTGTTCATTTGGAAACTTGGATGCGACGCAGAGCCGGAACGAGAACTGATTGCTGCCGCTCGATGTTTTCCCTATTCCCGTTATTCGGAATTTCAGTGTCGAAATTTCGGACAGGTCTATCACGGAATTTGTGAATACGTGGCCGTATCCAACGGAGCCGCCGAAAACTTCGGTAGATATCTGCATACTACTTTCGTTAAATGTGACAACCTTTGAAAAGTCATTTCCACCCCACACAGGCGAAGACCACCCGCCAGACACTGTATCGCAGGTATCTCCGTCCTTGTATAGCCACAGGGCGTAGCTAAGCACAGCACTCACGCTCTGGCCGTCCGTGGTAATCGTCACAGCCTCCGACGTGCTTTCTGTGCCGTCCGTGCAGGATAGTGTCCACGTGCCCGCATTGGGTACCACACACGCCCATGTACCGCTGGTATCGGGAGCGGCGAAAGTCGTTGTACCATCCGTACAGGTACAAGTAGAACCGGCGGGATAGGTGATGTTGATGGTGGCTGCAAAAAATGCAATCACGGTGGAATAATCGGTTGTGACCACAACATTCTTTTGGGCGGTCTTGCCGTCCCCGGTGATGGTAACCTTCCACGTCCCGCTTGCAAGCCCCTTGAAGACAACCACACCGCTGGTGCCGGAGTTCTTGATCTTACTCTTGCCGTCCTTGGAAACAGTCACAGTGACGTTCGCCGGGGCTGTGACGGTAAGGGTGCCGCCGGAACCACCGCCCCCGGGATTTACTCTGCCAATCATACGCTTGCACCGCCTTTCCAGCAAATAATGGTGGGAATCGTAATTGCCGATTCCGGGGCGCTTGCGGCATACAGATACACACCGCCGTTGTAGGTAGCCGCAACAGGAGCAAAATTGCCGTCAATTGCGTCTGCCACGCCAAGAACCACCTCTGGAATCATGGAGTTCAGAACTCCCGTCAGCGCGATAGCCGCACGGAATGGGTAATCCTGATATGTAGAATCAGCCACAAACGCGGATACCGGCACACTGGTATTCGTGAACAGGAGCTTTTTCAGCTCCACCGCCGTACCGGCTTCCAGATCGGCCAATTCCTGATTGATGGAATCCAGCACCGATGTTGCTTGCGCCGTGGTATCATCAAGCACATTCTTCACTTGTGCCTGTGTTTCCTTCAAGAGTGTGGAAAACTGGCTCTGCATTACGCTGGTATCAATGCTCACCTTTTCCGTCACCAGCCCGCACACCGAAGCGTCAAGCCGTTCATCCGTAATCATGGAAGCCGTGATAGCCGTCGTGCCAGCCGCAATGGAAATGCGCGCAAGACTGATCTGCCGGATTGTACTGTTGTTGGTCAGCGCGGGGGCGGATGCCGTACCGGCTTTTGCGCCTTTCAGGATTTTCACTTCCGGATAGTCCACGTAGTTTGTGGTTTTCCACTCCACAATTACGCGGTCGATACGATTCAAAACGCCGTCTGCCGCATCAACTGCCAACTGCAATTTGGTGCCGTCAACGGATTCATTATCAATCCACCACACGACACCGTTACTGCCGGAATTTGCCATCCAGCCAGTGCCGTCTGAGACTTCCACCGCCATTCCGGGTGTGGAAAGTGCCTGTACAGATGCATTGTTGCCAGCGCCAAATACGCCGGACGTGCGCCCGTGGTGCCAGCGCATAACGTCTTCTGCGCCTTGAGCTTCATCTTGGTTGTTCGGGAAACTTTTGATATTAGCCATTTAATTTCATTGCCCCCAATGCTGTAAGAATAGGGTCGCCCAAGAGGATTTCCGTCCGGGCTTTGTTGCTGTCCAGTGTGTACTTGATGCCCGTGATCCGGGCGCTGAACGATACCCCGAATCGGGCGGATACGCACGATACAATATCCCCCAGAGCGTAATACTTGCCAAGGTCTTCGGGGTCGATGGAGACAGAAAAGGATTTGCGCCGGATTCGCTTGCCCAGCTCCATCTGGCCGTAGGCACGCGCACGAGCCTTGCACTCTGCCGCCGTTTCCCCGTTTTCCTGCCGGACAGCTGTATCGAACCACACCTCCCGGCGATTGTCCCCGGCGACGTCGCCGACGATCTCAACAAACGTATTATCTGTACCGCTCAGGCTTCCTTGCACATAGGCCACATTGCAGAGGGTGGAATCGTCGTCATTGATTACAAGATCTTTCGCGCTCCCCTGTTCCTCCGAAAATACAATGGCGTGAATGCCGTCCGTCAGGTCACGCCCCTTGTAAAGGCGGAACGTATGCACCATATCGTCGGGGTTCCACTCCATCGCGTGGCCTATGCCCTTTTCTTCCAAAAATGGGATGATCTCGTCCAGCAGATACCCGCCCTTGAAGATATTGTCCGTGGTATCCTCCATCCCGGATGCTTCCGCAACCTGAATCCTTGTAAGCCCACGGAGATTATCACTTATCAGCTTATACACGCCGGTTTCGATATTCTCCATGTGGTACTCCGATGCAATAATGCGCTTATTCAAAAGCCAGTTCGCGGTGTAGCCGTTCGCTGTTATGCGGTTTGTGGTAGTATCGATTTTCGTATTTTCTATTACAAATGTTGCGTCTCTGTCCGTGTCATACAGCAGATTTCCGACTTTCAGCACGTTAATGTTGTAGTCGCTCACCGGCGCAACCAATATCAGTTTCCCGATATCGTTGTAGTAGATACTCATGATTACGCTGATCGCGTGCCGGATTTCGTACCGGGTGGAAAAATCCTCTTTGTAGATTTCAAAGCTCATAGCGCAATCCCCACAATTTCCGTCGCGAAATCGATATTTACCTGCAAATTCTCAAGTCCACTTTTGGCTTCAGGCTTCAATACGTTATCCCCCACTTCCAGCTGGTACAAGGTACTTTTCAGGCTCAGAGTGCCCCGGCAATCCCCATCGATGGAGGACATTACATTCGTCCTATCGTGGGTGATCTCCACCACAAGGCGCTCTCCGCTGACAAGGGACTTGTTTATCAGCAGGAACTTCCCAGTTTTGGCGTTGGTGATTTTTGGGTTTTCCACATCACCGCTCGCCGCGAAAGTAGCCGTAAATGGAACGGGAACTTGTCCGCGATTCGGCACGTTCATGAACTGGGTTTCCATCAGCCGCCCGAAGCGATACGGCCTTGAAATGTTCCACGGGAACTTGAACAGCTTCTGAATACCGGATAGCGTGGCCGATACGGAATCATCCTTGCACCAGTACGGATATGCCGCCAGAAGGGAAAACTGGAACTGTGCACCCCAGTCTTTCGGCTCAATGCTGGGTGTCGCCGTAGGCCAAACATTCAGATAATAGTCATCCGCGTACAGCTTTCCGGCAAGATCGGGGCGGATGACGGATATCAGCTTCTCTTTACTTGCCGCCTGACCGTCTCCCACCAGATACCCGTTGATATTCACGGGCCGGGGCTGAACGTTTTTGCTCTGAATTGTCGCGCCCGTCTGGTTGATGCCCTTCGCCTGGGACAGGGATACCGTTACCGTATCAATGCCCGTGGGCTTGTTGATAAGATATCCACCGGCATAATCAAAGGTAACGCTATCCCCGTTTTCGTTCACGTAGCGGAACAATTTGCTTAAATTGTTGAAGTTCTTCAAATCGTCCACCTCGCTTGTGTGAAATAAGCCTCTGTGGCTGCTGCCAGCTCCACTTCGGATTGCACAGGAGAATTAATATTCTGGATAATTGTCACGCCGCGTCCACCGCCTCCGGCTTTAATCCCCTCTGAATCCGCGCCGCCAGATGCACCAGCGGCCTTTCCGGCCCTATACGCTCGCGCTTCCTCGGCGGTGAGAACTTTTTCTCCCTTATGGAGGCGCACTAGGTAATCATCGTATGGTACATAATCAAGGCCGCTCTTCGCTCCGGGAACGTTGCTTCCTTTGATATTGGCCTTTATCGTGAGCGTGTAGTTGGCAAAGCTATTTGTCAGCCGCGATTTCATTTGTGATGCAAGGGAATCCAGCTTGGCCAGAACTCCCGGCGTGCTACTATCGATACCGGCAACCAGGCCACTCATGGTGTTGGTTGCCGCCTCTGTAGCTTCCGCCTCCATGTCGAGGTCGCCCACCTTTTCCACGTAGCTGTCTGCGGCTTCCTGCATACGAGCGTTCACATTCTCCACCGCCAACGCCAATCCATCAGAAGTTTCGGTTCCTGCGGCCTCATATGCAGAAACATTGTCCATAAGCTCCGCAAGCTTTTTGCTTAGCCCCTCGGTGCCGCCGGACATATCTTCTAGTTCATCACGTAGCCCTGCGAGGAATCCGGCCTGTTCCCCCGTACTCATGGACGCGAGATATTGAGAAAGTCCGTCAACACTAATGCCTGCAAGGTCTGCTTTTTCGGAAACAAATGCAAAATCTTCATCGATCTGCTGAAGGACTTCGGTATTTCCTTTAAGATTACCCATGAAATCATCCCACGACATTTTTGCAACTTCTATTTGGGAAGTAAATGCGGACCCCACATCATGCAGCCCGTTATAGATGGTGGTATAGGTATTCTGGTAATCCTCCAAAATGGACTGTGCGGCGGCCGCATATTCCTCAGAAGCAGCCTTTATCACATTTGCGGGCTTTGCCGCTTCCTCGGCGGCGGCCTGCTCCTGCGCTTCCAAATCGGCAAGATTCTGCTTCGCCTGCTTTATGGCTTCGGCTAATCTCTCCATCTCGACGGTGTCACCGCTGAAACCAGCATCCGACGAGAACGCTTCCAGTCTGGCTTTTGAAGCTTCCTCGTACTGCTGCTCAAGCTCTTCTACCTTTGCGCGTGCTTCTTCTACCGTCTGCGGCTCTCCGGCTAACTCTTTGACGAAATCCTTGTGCGCCTTGGTTGCCTTGCCAATGCCAATCGCCAGAGCAGCTACAGCCGCGGCAATCAAGCCAATGGGGTTCGCGTTTATAGCCGTATTCCATGCATACTGCGCCGCAGTTGCAAGGGAAATCTGGCCGGTGAGTACGCCAACGGCTATTTCACTGACGGAAAATACGCCATTCAGTGTGGCTTCTGCAACGGCCGCTTTTCCGCTTTCCGCTGTGAAGAATGCAAGCGCCGACGCATTTGCCGTGAATATCGTGGCGATATTTGCAATGGCCTTTCCCGCCATACTCGCCCCGATTGCAGTACCGGCAACGGTTGCCGCTGTGGCCGCGAACTCAAACGCCGTGACGAGAAGATCAATAGCGCTATTCGTTTCCCGAAGGTACGAAATAGCTTCTACCGTAGCAGTTCCAACGCCGGTAACGATTTGCTGTACACGGGGTATAATGTTCTTTCCGGCTGTAAATACGCTGTCTACAAAGTCCTTGGTAAGTCCTTCCATGTCGGCGTTGCTGTCAGCCATGCCGGTAGCCAGATTTTGCCATGCTGCTTTCATGGACGCTGTGGAACCCTCGATGGTGCCCGCCGCTTCATTTGCCGCATACCCCGCAAGCCCCTGCATTTCGATATAATCCACAAGCGCGGCCTGACAGTCAGCTAGATTGTCAATGGTGTAGGAAGTAGCCTCGCCGTTCTCTGCGTTCCACTCGTTTACCTTGTCAATCAGCTGCTGGAACCCCTCCTTTGTGGGGGCAATACCCAGCTGCAAATTGTCCAGCATCGTGTAGTTGGATTTCATAATGCCGTTAAAGGCATTTTGTACAGCTTCCTGAGAATTGCCGGTCGCCGCCACAACGTCAGCTTCGGCGGTAATAACTTTGTCGGCAAGTTCGGCGGCGGCCTGCACATTGCCGCCGAGGGCGGTTTTCAGGCCGGTAGCAAATCCATTCACCTGCTGCAAATAGTCGTTCTGGCTCATTTGCACGGTCTTGTAGGCGTTTCTCGCTTTCTCCGCCACGAAATCGTAAGCGTCGCCGAACATCAGCTGTGCGCCACCGGCTAACTGCTCATACCGCGCATAACTGGTGTAGGCCGCTTTGCCAACGTCTGCAACTACCCCGGCGAGCTTCTTTACTCCGGCGATAATCGCGCCACTGGCAAGGTTGGCTTTCAGAACGTCGGCGAATGTGCTTGTTTTGTTTTCAGAATCCTTTAGTTTACGCTCATATTCATCTGTATCCAGAGAGATCGTCGCAAACAGCTCAAATACATTAGCCGCCATCCTGCCCACCGCCTTTCGTCACCAGTTTCAACCCGGCATTTTTCATCACATCCGCCACGATATCCTCCGCAGACCGGTTTTCCACCGGCTTCGGGCTGATGATATCCTCGTATCCGATAGATAGATACAATCGCTCATCACGCCCCGCCGTGTTTTGCGTTATCATCTGGATACCGTCGGTAATGTAGCGCCGAAGGATTTCACGTTCGCATTGCTTTTTCAACTCCATGGGAAGAATGGAGAGGTACGCCCTCGCCCGTACTCTGGGGAGGGCGCACAGTGCGCTGATTATTCGCTCTGCTCCCCACGCCCCCACGATTTGAAAAAACTCAGCAGTTCCTTATCGTTGGAAAGCTCCTTAATCTGCCAAAGCGTCGCCATGGTACTCTGCGCGGCCACTTCCTCAATGCTCTTTTCGCCCATGATGGACAAAATAGCATAAATGTCGGCGCGGTGCGTTTTCAGCAGCAGCGGAACAACGGTGGTAATCCTCTGCGCACCAATCAGCATAACGCCGACTTTTGTGGAGTTTTTCTTGTCCACCGGCTTGCCGATGGCGTTCATGATTTCCTCATCAGAAACGAGATTCACAATGTGCGGGGTGATCTCGCACAACACGTCCAGGCACTCGTCCGTGCCAAGTTGAGATAATTTTCTCATGCTTAGCCTCCTACATCGTAGCGGATTCGGCCTCTCCGGCCTTTACGTAAATCTCAAAAGGCGGCGTATCCTGCGCCGTGATGGAATAATGGCCGGTGAACTCGAACGCGAACTGGCCTTTGCTCTTGTCACCGGTTTTCAGCTGGAAACCGCCAGTAGAAAGGCCGTTCAGCATATGGATGGCCAGATAGCCGCCCTTTTTCGCGCCGTTTTTATCGGAGTAGTCGGCCACAAGCCAGATGTCCTTGAAATCCTCGGCGGCAATATCGTTTCTGGGCGTGATTTTCCCGACGGCTTCATCAGCGGCGGCTACCATCGTTTTTGCGTTAGTGGCATTCATGGATGCAAAAGTGCCGCTAAGCTTCACCTCCCAGCCTTCCAGCCGTTTCAACTCCTTTGTGTTCTTCGGACAGTTATCAATATCCTCGCCGAAATCAGAGAAGCTGGGCGTTGCCGCGAAGGTCAAGCCGCCGCTGGTAGCGCCTATGATATCGGCATTGTCATACTCCGCCGTATCGGGCGAAAAGGCTGAAAGCAGAACACCGGCATTCAGCACAAGCTCCTTAAAGGTATCCTGCGGAATCTGTGTAAATTTCATTGATTTCCTCCTATATGGTATTGAAAATTTCTTGCGACGGCTCCGTCCGCGCCCGTGTCCGCGGGAACCCCTCCGGCCGCTCCCCCCTGTAGGCCACGGTAATGTCGGCATCCTTGCTGATGATGCACCCGTGCTCGACGGCCAT